AATGACGATCCGGCAGATCGCCGCGTTCTATAACGTCGACGAACGGACGCTCTATAAATGGGCACAAAAATATCCGGCAGTCAAGGATGCCCTCCAACTTGGTCGAACATGGCAAGCGGAAAAGATTACCGAATCGATGTTCAAACGGGCCGTCGGTTACGAATATGAAGAGACCAAGAAGATTATTGATACAGGAATAGGGAAAGACGGTAAATCGTCTCTAAAATCTACTCGTGTTGAAAAGACGATCAAGCATGTTGCTCCCGATCCGACCAGTGCAATCTTTTTGCTGAAAAACATTATGCCGGGCCGATTCCGCGACAAGTGGGACATCGAACACACCGGGCCGCGTCCGATTGTCATTGGGCCGGAGTACGAAATGCTGCTCCGTGCAAAGGAGGTCGCCGAACGTGACGGAAACGACTTACAGGCCGACGAAGGCGCAACTTGAAGCGGCGACGTTGCTTGTCGGACCGGCCCGAAACATTTTGCTGTACGGCGGAGCCAGATCGGGCAAGACGTTCAAAGTGCTGGACTATTTATGTACGGTTGCAAAATTGTTTCCCAACAGTCGGCAATTGATTGTCCGGCGGACGTTGCTTTCTGCCCGGCAGTCGGTGGCAATGGACACGATGGAGAAAGTGTTGAAACATTGTCATTCCGACGAGCGGGTTCACTATAACAAGTCGGATTATTTTTTTCAGTTTGAAAACGGATCGGAAATCTGGATCGGCGGACTGGACGGCTCCGGAGACGAGGAGCGGAACCGCGTTGACAAGATTCTCGGCAAGGGATACTGTAACATATTTTTCAATGAGGCATCGGAATTGCAATGGGCGGCGGTGGGAACGGCAAAGTCTCGAAATGCCTTGAAAGTACGGGGGCTGGTGAACAAATTGATTTACGATTGCAATCCGCCGTCGAAGCGGCATTGGATTTATCGGCAGTTTGTTGAAAAAATCGATCCTGCTACAAGAATTCCGTTGAGCGATCCGGATAACTACGCCATGTTGCGAATGAATCCGGACGATAACCGTGAAAACCTGCCGGAGACGTATTTTTCGGACATTTTATCGGGTTTTTCAGGGCGAACACGGCAACGGTTCGTCATCGGCGAATTTTCGGACGATAACGAAAATGCCCTGTGGAAGCGGACGATGATTGATCCGTACCGGTTGCGAAACGCCCCGGAAAACATGGAGCGGATTGTCGTTGCCGTCGATCCCGCCGTAACAAACAGAGAAGGAAGCGATGCCACCGGAATCATTACGGCTGGTTTGAAAAACGGACGTTATTACGTTTTAGACGATTCGACGATGAAGGGTTCACCGAACGAATGGGCGGCAAGAGTGGCGGCGGTGTATGGCGATTGGAAGGCCGACCGGGTGGTCGTGGAAACGAACAACGGCGGCGATTTAGTGTTGCAATTATTACGAAATACTCAACGCAATTTACCGATAACGAAAATTCATGCACGGCGGGGCAAGATTCTCCGTGCGGAACCGATTGCGGGAATTTACGAACAGGGCCGCGTTCATCACGTCGGCGAGTTTTGCGAATTGGAGGATCAGATGTGCGGCTTCACCGGTTCGGCCAACGAAGACAGCCCGGATAACCTCGATGCGCTGGTCTATGCCGTTACGGAATTATCCGGCGGCAGTCAAGGAACGATTTCGCAAATGTCCCACCACATACCGGGATTACTCTAATCCCAACAATGAGGCTGTTTATGAACTCTCATTATAATCGTTACGCAAAAAACTGGCAGTACGTTGACGACGTATACAACGGAGCCGGTACGGTCAAGTCGCCGGAACGGGCAAAAGCGTACTTAAAACCGATTCCATCGGAAGTCGGCAAGGAAGACCTGTATCAACAGCGGCTCGGACTGACGCATTTTGAGAACGCTTTCCGTCCGGTCGTCGATGCCGCTGTCGGAATTATGCAGAAATGTCCGGCCAAAGTGCGGTTCGGCGTTGAATCCGACGAAGAAAGTCCGCCGGAAGTGCGGGAACTCGACATCTACGGAAACGCCCAAAACGACGGATTAGCGGGACTGAAACGACGGCTCAATCACCAACAGACGCTCTATGGCCGTTGCGGACTCTTGCTCGATGTCGATACCGACTTGGACGGCCTTCATCCGCGATTTTTGATCCATGAATATCCTGCAACGCAAATTCTTGACGGCGAATCGGGCAAGTGGTATCTCTTGGATGAGTCGCGGCAACGGTTCGATGCCGACAAAAAAGACTGGGCGGACGAAAAGCGATGGCGAGTGCTTGGACTGGATGCCGGCGGAGTCTATTATTCGTATCCGCTTGTCGGAACGGCGGAGGAAGTCGAAAAAGCGTGGCAGGAATTCAACTTGTCGGCACCGCCGGGGTCTTGGGAAGAGAACGGAATCGTCATGTCGTCCTATCCGAACTTCAAAGGACGATTCTGTAACAAAATTCCGTTCACCGTTTGCAATGCCAAGAGTATCGGCTTCGACAATTGGGAAATTCCGCCTTACATCGACGTTGCTTACGCCGTCGTTGACGCTTACAATGCCGACTCGTTTTACCGCAAGGCGATTGTGAACCATGCAACGCCGACGCTCGTTCTCAAGAACGTCGCACTGGCCAAAGATGCCAAGGGGAACGAACTGCCGATAACGTTGGGCGGTACTCTTCAAATCAATAATAACAATCACGGAAACGGCGAAGCGGTCATTGACCTCGTTCAAGCGAGTAGTGCCGGTTTGACCGCCCTGAAAGAGGCCCGTGACAGTACGCTCGATGTCTTGAAACGAATATCGATACAAGATTTGCTCGACGGAGCCGGCGCCAACAGCAGCGGTGATGCCATCCAACTGCGGATGATTGCCGGAACTGCGACGATTACCGACATTGATCTGGCCGGGGAAAAGGCTATCGAAGAGCAGTTGTGTTTCGCGGCATACTGGGCCGGGGCAACGTGGGCGGAAGTCGGCGAACGAATCAGTTACGAAATCGATACGTCGTATTCCAAAACCGACTTCTCACTCGGCGAAGTAACAAGTTTGATGGTTGCCAATGCCGCACAAAAATTGCTGTCCCGGCAGGCACTGTACGAATTGATCCGTCAGAAAGCCAATTGCATACCGGATTGGCTTGATAACGTTGCGCAATTTGAAGCCGTCGAGGAGGTGCTGTAATCGTGACGCCGGATGAAGTTACAAAATATCTCCAAATGCTCCAGGGGGTGGTGAACGACATCGCCGACCGGATGATCGACTGCCTCACGGCTGCCGACAAGGAGATGCAGCAACTCCTTCAAAGGGAACTCGACGGTTGGAAGCCGCAAAGTATCAAGAAGGCGGCGAAAGACCTCGAAAACCTCAACCGCAAGATTGAAAAACTGCGGTCCACGGCTTTCGGCAACGCAAAAACAATTCTTTTGGACGATGCAAGGGAAGTGCTGATGCTTTCCGCCGATTTTGCCGCTACGGAGATCGGCGACACGCTGGAGGATGCCTGGAAGGCAAAGAAAGTGAATGACCTTGCCGTCAGGCGGAAGTTATTCAGTACGGAAATTGACGAGCGGCGGATCGACGAAATTTTGAACTACGCACCGTTTTCGAGCGGCGGCAAAACGGCGGGGACTATTCGTAACTGGTTTGAAGTGTGGGAGGATAACGACCTGCACCGCATCACGGGAGCCATCCAAAAGAGAATGGTCGAAGGTCTGACGCTGGACGGAATGATCCGTAAAATCAAGGGTTACACCGACAAGCAAGGCAACAAGCACGTCGGCATCGTCGAGGTGTTGCGGGGCTACAAAGACCAGTCCGGCGTGTGGCACGAAGGCACGGTCGAGGTCTCGCGGCAGTCGGCTCGCACGGTGGCGAGGACGCTCATCAACGGTGTTGCCAATGCCGGAAAAATGGAAATGTACCGTCAAAATGCCGACGTGATCGACGGCATAAAGTGGCTGGCGACGCTTGACACACGGACTTGCCTTCAATGTGCTCCTTTGGATGGCCGGATTTGGCCGCCGGATCAGATGGACGACGTGCCGCGTCCTCCGGCTCACCCGAACTGCCGCTGTGCGATGGTGCCGTACATTGATCTCGGCCCGGAATTTGAAGGAAATCGCCCGGCGGAGGTAAAAGACTTTGACTTGGACGCCAAAGAGAGGTATAATGCAGAGCAGGCGGCGAAGGTTGCGGAGGGCAAAAAACCGGGCAAGCCTTGGAACGAGTTGGCGTATGAAACGCGGAAAAAGAAGCGGTACGAGGCGATCCGGGAGTACGAAGCGGAGAACGGCAAGGGCAGTGCATATCGGCAGGTAAAGTCGTCGACGGACTTTGCGGAGTATTTTGAGACGTTGGACGCCAAGAGCAAGCGGGAGTGGTTGGGAGCGAGCCGATACAATGCCTATCAGACCGGAGC